CCGCCCTTTGTGCAACATACCTGCCGATAGCCATATCAGAACTAAAGATGCTATCGAGGGTGTCATCAACATCAACAAGCACACAGCTAGCAAATTGTCGAAGTGGTGTTCGTACTCCTGCCATGATTGGCGTTGGGATGTTGATTTTGTGTTTGGAGATTGCGTCGTAGTATCGTCGGACATAATCCAACCTCGTATCTTTCGGATATTCTGCAAAGATAGTCAAAGCAATCATGATGTACATGAACTGTGGAGTCTCATATACTCCACTAGTGCTTCTATCTTGCACTAGGTATTTATCTACAACCTGACGCAATCCAGCATAAGTGAAAAGAAAGTCGCGATCGTGATCAATAAATCCATTCACTTTAACAATTTCTTCTTTAGAGTATTTGGTAAAAATATCTCTATCATAAACATCCGTAGAAGTACAACTCATAATATGATCGTCAAGTTGAGGTAACTCTCTCATCTTTCCATAAAGTTGTTTACGAACTGCAAACAAAAGAAGTCGCGCTGCAACGTATTGATAATTGTGATGATCTAGATCAATAAGATCACTTGCAGATCGAATCAAAATTTCTTGAATCTCATCGGTCGTAATACCATCATAAAACTGAATACCCGACTTCATCTCAACTTGACTCGCAGACACCCCTGCAAGACCAGTACATGCCTCCTCAACCATAAGATGCATCTTATCCAGGTCTAAAGACTCAATACGTCCATCTCTTTTTTTAACCTTTGTACCGTTGCTCATATTTTTTTCCAGGTAGTAAATTTAAGTTTTGCTTGTAGACCAGAATATGTATTTAATTCTATCACAGATTGAACATCGACACCAGATATCACCATATCATTTATATCCTTTTCAGTTATGTTGAATGGCCAGATAACTACTTTTTCTCCACTATCAATGCACTTTGAGATTCGGTTAACAATTTCCCGATTTCTTGGTTCGTTATCATAGATCCACACAGGACTGCTAATCCCCCAACGCCTAACATCAGCGTCAGCTCCGCACATAGCAATCGCGTTGCGAATGAACGTGCTGTCGAATGGACCTTCTGTGATATAAACATTTTGATCATTTTGTACTTCATCAAGACCATAAATTTTTGGTGCATCATCATCAATCATCACCGTGATGTATTTAACAGAACTAGAACCCAACGCTCTACCTTGGAATCCAATTATCTTCTTATTATAATAAAGTGGAATTATCACTCTAGACTCTTCTGGAGCATTCTCTGAGAAAACTTCCTTGTAGGAATTAACAAAGGTTTTAAAGTTCTCTGCATAATAGAATTTTTTGGGGTCGATTCTACGGTTCTCCAAATAGGTTCTACCACGCTCCACCTCAGAACATAAAGGGAGAATGATCTTGGGTTTGAATACAGGTTTTTCAAAAACGAAGTTAGGTTCATCCGTTACAAAATTTCTTCCAGTATGCCCTTGTTTAAATTTTTCTAGAGTGTATTGCTTATGTACAGTAGAATCAATTTGTTTCAAAAAATTGTTAAACGACATCGAAGCACCACAGTTGTGACACTTAAAATTAGTATTTGCCTTTACAGAGTAAATGTATCCCCTTGTTTTATTTTTATTCTTCTTAGAATCGCCGCAAATAGGGCAACGAAAGTTGTATAGGTTTGATTTTACTCTTTTGAATTTTGCAAGTCGCGATGATATGATTCCAATAAACTTTGAATCAATATGATCCATTCACTAAGGTTGCCACTGGCGATAGTATAGCATCATTAACGCCTACTAGCAAGGGTTTAATCATCTTAATTGCTTGTGGATTAGTTATGATTAATATTGTTCCCAGTGCTCCGATACCAATCCAAAGTTTCCGTTCCAATAATGATAGTCGTTTAGTAACGATGTCATGATCGCTGTCCATTTTATCACGCAATTTGTCGATTTTATCAAACAATACTGCGTCGATTTCTTCTTGTTTACTGATTCTTTCTTCATGGACGGCAAGCATCCTAGACACGTTATTATTTACCTCCGCTATTTTTTCAATAGCAGAATCCAATCTAGACACTAATGTCTCAAAATTTTGTAATCGTTCTTCTAGAACCGCAACTTTAACTTGCTCAGCCATTTTCCGGTTTCCAAGTTTTTCTGACTCCCTTAATGTAAATATATTTTTTTCTTTTCTTCACTGGAGGATCATCTCCTGCCTCAACTGTCCCTGCAATCTGTCCGCCACCTACATTATTTGTAGGTTGCTCATCCAATCTTTTTCTAATTAAATTTATAATTCTATCAAGATTTTGATTTTTCATTGTAGATTTTGTACATTTCTTCTAAGCAATTCAAATCAACCTTAACATCATGAATATAACATTTTGGATACTCAGGCAACTTATCAAGAAAAATTATAAAACTTTTTATAGATGGCCACAACTCTTTTTCTATTTTATAAAATAGCATCGGAGTTGTAGCTTCTCCAAAAACATTATAGAGGATAATGAAATGATTTAATATTAGATGCGTCTTCAGTTGACCTGTATGACGGTATCTTTTAAGTAATCTTTTAATATACTTAAAATGATTTAAATCTTTTTCAAAATCCTCTCTAGTAACTGCCTGCGAATTATAATAATTTCTAATGGCGAAGAGAAGAAAATTTTCTTCGTTCAATTCATTAAAAATCATTTATCATTCGTTAGTAGGATAGAGTATGCCGCCTTCATGAGTTCCGGTACTAATACCAGACATTGCAACAAGAATTTCCTTCTTAACTCTTACGGTTCCGCTGTTATCGATATAGGTGGTAACACCAACCCAACCAACACCAGATTCAAATGAAGTACCAGATTGCTTATCTGATTCACCCCCACCAATAGCATAATTAAGTGAATCATAACCGCCTTGCGTTCTCTTGAACGTCAAGGTGTCTCCTGTGCTGATTCCAGCAGAGATTGTTGATGCTAGACTGATTTGTGTTGCAGTGACTGAAGCAATCTTGATCGAATTACTGTCGTTTACGAGAGCATCGTTACCAAGAGCATTTACAATATCACTTGCTGCAACAGGAATAATATCTGATCCTATGCCAGCAACACCAGTTGCGTCTGCAGTTGTTGTTAACGTTACTTGTGAAGGTGCAGATCTACGTGCTCTATCAAATGTAGTGTTTAAAACACTAGATTTTGGAAGCTGACTTACAAAGAAGTTTGCTGCGCTGATAGCAGCACCACTAAGACCTGCTGTAGAACCGATCGTTAAAGATTCGGAACTAGCGATACTTACGATGACTGCATCACCAAAATAAGTACCACCACTACCACGCGATCCAAAACGGATGATGTCACCTTCGGAGCATCCACCAGCAATACCAAAAGATGTACCAGCCCCTGTGACAACACCAGTACTATAATCTAGAATCACAGTTCCTGCTGAACCTACATTGTCGTTATTTCCCCAAAGTGCCATGTCCTTTCTGAAAAAAATTTGCTAATTATATTTATAAAAAATGGAGACCCTACAATTTAGGTCTCCGTATTTTGTACCATTGTATAAATTCTACCTTTCAATCGGCAGTTTCGCGTGTTTGAAGTGCTTTAGTTACAACCTCAAGAAGTTGATCGTCCATATCTGTCTTGGTCAATTTAACTGCTTTAGCAAGAATATGAAGACAAATATCAATTAGTTTCTCACCAAGTTCTGCATCGTCAGGAATCTTAGTGATAGCGGCATCAATTATTTTTGATGCTACGGGTATAAGGAATGCAACCATAATAAACCTCTTTGTGTTATCTATATAGCATCAATCTTTATTAGAAACCCACTTTCCCTTTTCTTTGTCATAACGTTTCACTTCACCAGGACGAAGTCTATCTTTTGCAGCAGATGCATCTTTGACAAACTTTTTGAAGTTCTTTCCATACTTCATTCTTGCATCACGTTCCTTATACTCTTTTTGTTTATCAGCAACCTTCTTAGCATACTTACGATCAGTAAGTATATCGGTTTTAAAACCTTCGTTCACGTCTCCAGACATATCTTTCTTATGTAAGTTTTTATAGAGATGTTTATGAAGACGCTTTGCTTTCTTCATAATTTTATCTCTTTGAGAAAAATCTTTTGCTTCTTTTGCAACTTTCTTCTCAGGAAGTTTCTTATGCTTGGTAGAAGCAAAATCCTTAGCATCCGTTTTCTTTATTGATGCTGCTGCTTTTGCAACCTCAGGTGATGGGTTGGTCATCTCACCTTTCTTGGTGGCATAAACCATACCCATAAACCTTTGTTGTGCTTTAGATACAGCAGGCATCAGTCTGCTCTGGTAGCACCACCTGGACCCTTGCGAGGAGATGCATATGCATCTGCCATCCTCTGTGCATCAGTTCTGGTATCAGGCGTTGGTTTCCTTTTTTTCCTCTCTGCTTCTGCCTTACTCTTAGATTTAGCAGTAGCTGCTTTGTTTTCAGGAGTTCCGACAATTGAGGCAGCACCGTGCTTCTTTACAAGTTCTGCCTTCACTTTTTCAAAAGCAGACATGGATTCCTTCTGCTCAACTCTATGACCAGATGGCAATTTACCCTGCTGCTGTGCCTGCAGTCTTTGCTTATCAAGCATTTGCTGCTTCATCATCATCTGTTTTTTCTTAGCAAGTGCTTGCCTTTCTTTAGGATCAATTTCACTTTCTTCACTCATTCTACTAACAACTTTTTGTGCTACATCCTTAATAGCACTCTTCAATCCTTTCTTTGCTTTCTTAGGAGCAGAACTTACTGCACCTTTTGCTTTTCTTGCTTTGTCTTTAGCAGTTTGAGCAACCTCTCTGCCCTTATTATAAGCAGCAACTTGTGCCTGTGCCGAAGCCATTCCTGCCTTTTTCTTTGCACCTTTAAGGAATTGACCTGCTTTTCTCTTAAGGAATCTACTTCTTGATCCTACTTGAGAACCATCTTTCTTCATCGCTTTGGTGTCAGAACCAAATGTTACAGTTGCCTCTAGAAATGCATACTCAAGTGCTTCCTCAATTTCTTCTTGGTTATAACCCTCCTCTTGGAATTCAGTATATAACTCTCCAATCATGTGATCGGTTTCATTGATTTCAATTTCTTCAATCAAAACACCACCCATCTCCTCAACTTCTTCATCAAGTTTAGGATTAATCTTTACTTTATTAGTAACTTTCTTTTCTTTAATGGGTTTATCATCGTCAATATCACTAATAATTTCAGAAAGATCAGTTCTCCAACTAGAGAAACTCTCCTTCCTCATCTTAGTTCTGCTATCCATCGCCATACGACGTTTGAACTGCTTATCTGCTTCTGCAGAATCTCCCTTATGTTGAGCACGCTGATCGGCATCATATGCTTTTTTCTTTGCCCTATCAACTTTCATCTGACGCTCTTTGGTCATAGGCTCATATGCCTCTGACTCAACTTCTTCCTTCTTCATTCTCTTCTTCATCGCTTTGGCGATTGCCTTACGACGCTTACCAAGATACTTATCAGACTTATCGACATCACCATCATTATCAATATCAGAATCTTCCTGACCTACAGGGTCAAGTGCTTCTTTCATCTTCTCACGTTTAGCAGCTGCTTTAGCAAGAAGTCTTTCTTTAGCAGCTGCCTGCTCATCCTTAGGAATATTAAACATATTACGATCAGTTTTCAGTTTTTCCTTAGGAGGTTCAACTGCTGCTTCAGCAATACTATTTAAGTAAACCTTTGAGATATCAATCAAAGGATTCTTGCCAATACCATTAGACATGTTTCTACTTTGTCTTTTTCTTATACTTATTTATGAAATTCTTTATATCAAATGTCCCACTACTATTCATTGCATACTTTCTAAGTGCATCTGTACCAACTTCTCTCTGATTTGCAGGCACACCAGATGGTCCAGGATAATTTACAACTGCCTCCATTACATCACGAATCCATGATTTAAACATATAATCTTCTTTTGTTACACAGATTAAGTGATTAGTGCCTCTACGAATGATTTTTCCGATCAATCCTGTGTTTAAATTCTCTACAATATCTCCAATTTTATAGATAAATCCTCCAACATATTGCTCTCTCAATCCCTTAGGGTCAAACTTAGGAGCAATCTCCCACATCTCTGCTACTTCTTTCTTCTTCTTAAGTTTCATTCCTGTTCTTACAGCATCAAACAGTTGCTGTGTGTCTCCGTCATCTAAATTGCTAGGAGTTCCTTTTCTAAATGATTCAAAGTCTCCATCAACAACTGCCTTTCTCATCTTAGATGCAGACATTCCCTCTACACCTTCAGCATCTGCATCTCTTACGCCAGCAGAGATAACACGGATTTGATTAAAACTATACAGTTCTCCGTTATATTTGGTTGCTAAGTTCTCAAATTCTGCCTGTCTATCAGACCCAACGATAATATTAACATCATCATATCCATCTTCAGATGCTGTAACTAAAACATTGAAGATGGATTTCATTTCACTATCATTAATAATGTTCTCATCATAATCAGGGAACATTTTCTTCATATACGAAATCTTCATATCAGCATCCAGAGGATTTTTCTTTGAATCCTGTGTTCTGGAAGGATAAATCTTAAGGTCTCCACCCTGAGATGCTTTCTTTGCAGCAGATAATAACTTTCCATGCCCAACAGTAGGTGGATTAAACCTACCAAATGCAACGGTCAAGGCTGCACTATCCAACTCATCACCACTTTCTTCAGCGTTTTTTGCCTCTTTTGCCTTACTTTCTTCAGGTTTTTGCTCTACTTTCTTAGTATCTGCAGGTTGTGGTTGTGCTCTTTGAGTTTTTGCAGTCTGAGTATCTTGTGCTGCAGGTTTTTTCTTATCTACAAACTTAAGTTTTCCATCTTCAGTGGTCGCAACAAATTTTCCACGGGAGTCTAACCAACCACCGTGTCCATCACTCTTAAGGTTCATTTTGCTCGCTTGCATACTTGCTTGCGACTGCGCCTCAGATAGAAATCTTAGAAAACTTTTCATCTATATGGGTAATTCCTTATATTATATTTAGTAAAGTTTACCGAATGGACCGAATTTATTACCTTTCTTAATAGCAAGAAACACAATATCTGTCCATATTTCTTCCTGCTTTTTCTTTGGTGTTATCTTATAGACAGCATCAAGGAAGGCAAGTTGAATGAGTTTAGCATTAGCAACATATGGTTTTTCTAAAAATAGACCTCCAATATTAGCAATAAACTCTTGCTCATTTTTTACCTCAGTTTCAGCATACTTGCTTACACGTTTATACATATCAGAAAATTCTTTTTCTCTTGCTTTGAATTCCTCTCTTGTCTTTGGATACTTACCGTTTGCCTTTTCAAAACTTTGACCAGCATCACTTAATAATTGAACCACCATATCAACCTGTGCCTTACCTCCCCTAGCAGCACCAGAACCAATTTGAGTTGCTTCCCATTTTAGATTACTGAATCCAGTAGAGTTGTTACCTTTGATTTGGAACTTATATCCTTTACCACCACTTTTAGTCAGTTTGACCACAGTATCTTGAGACATACTCTCATCAAGTCTAATTTTTGTCTCAATATTAGGGAAGTTATAATCATCAATCTCTTCAAGTGTTAGGCCCTTGACGTTAAATTCTTCCCACTTCGCTTGCTGTCCAGATATTTTTTTGAGAGATACTCCAACTAATTTTCTATCCTGATACAATGAACGCATCAAAGAATTCAACTCTTCAATAGTTTGTGTTCCTTTACTACCTTCAATAGTTTTATCTACAGCATCAGTTATCTTCTTAACAGATCCTTTAATCAACCACATATCAGCAGGGTCCCAGTTGTCCTTCTTGCTAATACCAAACATTTTAACTACAACATCAGTGATGTAATCCATAAAGGAACCTGTTCCACTATGGTCAAATACATCCCACTGTGAGTTGGAAAACTCCTTGAACATTGTTACATGTTGTTTCCAAAAGACTTCTAACCATTCAAACTGAACTGTTGGATATACATCTTTAATACCCTTCATAGTTTTCTTGTCCTTCATCATTGCTTCAACAGAAGGCCAAGTCACATTATCTTTCAATACTTTCTCAAAAACATACGTCGATGCTTTCTCTTGCATCAAAGTAGTCTTTGCATCTGCTGCTGGTTTCTTGGTTGGTTTATACTGAAACAATGCTCCTTTTATCTTATCTCCATTTACCACAAATGATGTAGCAGGAAAACTGGAACCAGATTTTACAGCAGAGACATACCTAATTTTTTTATCATCAAGCATCTCATGTATTTTGGAGGATACTTCCAACCTATCTCCAGCAGATAAAATATATTTCTTAGTTTTAGAGGTAGACTTGTCTTCTACTGAGACATCTTTCATACTTTCGATGTCATCAAGTAATTCAGCAAGTTCTGCTAGAGATGCAGCAGCCATATCCGATACTTTTATTTTTATTTATGGAAAATAGCAGAATCGAACCGCTGAAGATGGTCTCTTTCCGATTTGTAGATGATAGAAGGGTCACTCCATATTTTGTAACCCTCTACTACTTCAGGAATTAACCATTCGTGAATTGGAAGACAATATTTCCAATTCACTGGTTGAATACAATTCATAACAACAACACTCCAAAATGCTGTTGCATAATTGATAAAAGTAATCACAACTTACCGCTAACAATAGCAGATCCAACAACTCTTGTATATAGATGAAGGGTTCCTTCTTGCTCACATTTAAGATGCCATCTGGTCATATCAACAACTGCTTCTCTTGTAAGACCAGTTAGCATTCTGCGACCTTGTTTGGTTTCAGTAGACCATACTCCATACCGGGTTTCCCATACTCGGAAACAATCATCAATCCATTCGTGTTCTGAAATTTCTGGATGTTCACTCATCGGAACCTTCTTTTTGTTTGTTAAATCCAAAAGGACCTGCTGATTTTTCTTCTAGTGCTACTTTCAGTGCAATACCACCAACTGCTTCCATGCATTTAAGAATATCTTCTGTCTTAGCACCTTCACCAAGTTCTTTGGCAACATACCAATACTTAGGCCAAAATGTTTCTCCTGCTTTTTGATAATCATCAAGTGTTAGTAGTTTCATCAGATTTCTCCTCAGTTTGTTCCTGGATTGCTTTTTCTAATTCTACTTCGATTTGCTTATCTAGGTCATCAACTACATTACGAATATCAGTAATGCGGGGTGGAGTACAATTAGGGTCATGCGTATAAATTTTCTGCTCTCCAAAAAGAACTTGTCTAATAGCAGCAGCAGTTCTTACATCAATTTCAATATTAATCAAAGGTCTCCCTCCTTACGGTTTTCAGATTTATGCACATCAAACTCACCACCAGGATAACGTGCTTTAAGTTTTTCTACATTCATCTCAATCACTTCATCAAAAGTGGTGTCTAGTGCCATACATGCTTGGGCAAGATACCAACAAATATCTCCCAATTCACGTTTCATGTGAAAAACATTATCTTCATTGTAAGGTTTACCTTGCAAGAAGATTTTTTTCACAACTTCAGTAAACTCACCTGCTTCTGCGGTCAGACCAAGAGCAGCAGTCAGAAGTTGAGTTACATTGCAGTCATTGAGTTCAAGATCAGTCAGACGTGCTGCTAGAGCAGGGTAATCAAGACTAGGAGTACTAGTTACTCCATGCACAAACTCAAGGTATTTTTCAGTATCAACAGTCATTAGAATTTAAACCCCTCAAATGATTTCTTTGGTTTATGCTCATCGTTATTATACTCTTCTTCCTTCCCACTGTCAACAATGTCCTCTTGTGCAGATTGCTCGCAATCATACAAACGCATCTTAGAGCGGTCTACACCAACCACAAATCGCTTGAATACAGTCGGATCATTATATCTATTCTTCAACTGCTTCACCATAATTTGTCCAAGACCTTCAAGCTCATCTGAAGAAATAAGGGCAAACATAAGATCAGCAGTAGCAGGGAGACCAAAGGACTCAGAAGTATCAGTAAGGTCAACATCAGAGCTACCAAAACCAGAACGAGTGGTCTGAGTGGCAGATACGATAGGGACGTTTGCTTCGCAAGCCAATCCTCGTAGTTCTTCTGCAATAGACTTGATATACGAATAAGAATTAACATTGCTATTTCCGCGATACCTTTCAGAAGCACAAATATTAAGGTAATCAATGAAAATAATATCAGGTCTAAATGATTTCTTAAGTGCCAACTCATTAAGAAGTGCCTTAAAGTGTCCACTATGTGCGCTCGCAGTTGGATACTCTTTAATTATAAGAGTGCCCTGAGTTTTATTAGCAAGGTTCGACACTTTAGTATCAAACATTACTTTTGGTAGGTCGATTAGTTCTTGAATCGGGACATTGAGAAGGTTGGCGTCAATTCGTTCAGCAATTTTCTCTTCTGCCATCTCCATTGTAATATAGAGAACGTTCCTCCCTTGGAGCAACACGGAGCTAGCAACGTGGCACATGAATAGAGACTTCCCGACACCTGTACCAGCAAGCGCGATGTTAAGAGTCTTGTTAGGTAAACCACCTTTCGTGATTTTGTTGAAATGCTCAAGATCGAATTCAATTTTATCCTCCTTTCGATGATAGGTTTCATATCGTTCTTCATAGTCTTGTAAGTAATCATGACCAACATGAGTGTCAAAACTAACTGCTAATGCATTGGAAAGAATTGAGGGAATACTATCTTTATTTTTCTTTTCGTCTTTTCCATCAACAATGTGAATGGATTCCATCAACGCCAAGTATATAGCACGATCTCGACACCACTTTTCTGTGGTATCAATCAACCAGTCAAACTCAGATGCCTCATTATCAAGATAGGAAATAACCTTTACTAATTCAGTAAATGTAGTATCAGTAATGTCTTCACGGTTCTCTACTTCAATACAAAGAACTTCTTTGGTTGGGCATTCGTTATATTTGGTTGTAAACTTTTCAATTTCTTCAAAGATAATTCCTTGTTGCTGATCATCAAAGTATTCTTTTTTTATGAACGGTAAAACTTTTCTTAGATATTGTTCATTATGTAAAAGGTTTCTAAGGATTAGAAACTCAACTTTCTCCATAACTAAACTCCTTTTTAGCAATTTCGTCCAACTTCTCCATTACTTCTGGAGTAAAATATGTTTCAGGTTCTTTTAGGATTTGTTTGGCGTAAATCTTCTTTCCATCTATCTCATATCGACCAGCAACGTTCTTCCAAAGTCCTCCAATCTCACCCAATTCAAGAAGACCATAATATCTATCAAGACCACGATCATCGTAATACAAACGCACCGTAACATCTTTGTTCTCCTTACTCAAACGCGACTTAGCAGTCTTTGCCTTGATAAGATTTCCAACGACTTCTGTTCCATCCTTTTCTTTTTTCTTGCTAAGATAAATGATCGTACTGGAAGCATACTTAAGACCGCTACCACCACCCATCTCTTTAGTAGGAACATAAGAACCGATGACATCATAGGTATGATTGGTTACAATCATTGGAATGTTTGCTTGTCCCAATTTCAAAGTTAACATCCTAAATGCACCCTTTACAAGTTGCGATTTAGTCATATCACGAACTTGCTTTTCATTCAATGCATCAGTAATTTCTTTCTCTGTTGATAACATACCCAGAGAGTCCAATACAAAGATGCAAGGTCTCCTTTCATCTATAGGTTTTTTCAGGTATATATCTACTGCTTTTAATGCTTTACAACGAAATTCTTCAATAGTGACCACATTAACAACCACAGTCCTATTTAGATCTACACCCCTACCTTCTAGAAGAGACTTATTAACTGCTGCTTCGGTATCAAAATATAAACAATACCCATCAGGATTAGCATCAAGGAAATTTTTAACCACAGCGAGGCTGAAGAAAGTTTTTCCAGTGCTAGACTCCCCAGCAATGGCAGTAATCTTATTCCCAGATACACCACCAAATATGCTACCTGAACAAAGTCCGTTAAAGATGTACGAACCCGTATCAACAAATCTTTCAGTGTCGTCAATATCTGCTGCAAGTTGTGTAAAATCATCGCCAATTTCTTTTACGATGTCCTTTAAAAAATCCATTCAATCTTCCCATCTTAAGGTTTTTAAATATCCTAGTACATTTTCACGTACCCACATTAATTCATGATAACATTCCTGATTATGAGCACAACCGCGCAACTTACTATCAGGTTTGTGAACGCTTTCTATAAAAAGGTCTAACCCCCTGTTCCATTTTTCTTTATCTTCCATTTGGATAGATCGCACTATGGGGTTATTATAGTGCGATCCGCTCATATAGTCAAATTGAATTTAACCTGAATACAATACACAAGTGACCAAGAATGATCCATCATCGTAAACTTTTTGAGGAATGATGCTTGTTACCTTAGCCACAGTCTTGGATCGAATGATATCATCACCTTGTACTCTGCCACAACCATTACCATCAGATTCTATTAAGTCACCAATCGCAAGTTCTTGTCCTACTTTAATTCTTATAAAATAGTTACCAACAGCACCAATATTCATATCATTCCAATTCCCGATTAGATCTTCTGCTCCAGATTTATCCCACCCAAGGAATACACCAAATACTGCTTTAGATTCTGCAGTATCATTTACTTTCACGCATACATGTTTATTAAGTTCGGGAGCAGGATCTTGTTCATTTACAACAGTACCAGTGTATGAAGTACCTTCATATGTTACCGTTGTAATGTCACCAACTTCTGAAGATCCATTATATGCTTGACGTTTTTTCTCGCCACCAACTTCAAATTCAACTATTTTCCATACAACTAATTTATTGATAGTTTCAAGAATAGTACCAATTAGAATTTCAGGTTTGCTATTGTCTTCTAAGCGTCCCCAGTGAGAACCAAGGAATGGTCCATAAGTAACTGTTGCACCAGAAACAGTAATTGTACCTTCTGTTGCAGATGCATGTCTTAAGTCAACCATTGTTCCATCACTTTGCTGACGGTTTAACAAAAGTGGTATTGTGTCGCTAGCAGTAGCGTGCATTGCTGCACCAGTCTGATAAAAAGTATGACCAGCAACTGATGGAAATCCACCTGTATTAGGTATCGATACTCTTCCATCGTTGGTGATACGCATCACCTCAAGAAGAGCACCACTGTTTTGAGTTCTGAATATGTATCCAGCACCACCAGATCCATCTTTCTGAGTAGAAAATCGGATAAAATCACCATCACGATCCATCTTGAAATTTGCATCGGATGTCGAACCTGTTTGTTTATAACGAATAGAACCATTACCTTCTACTCTGATTCTTTCTGTTCCAATACCTGACTTTATTGTTACGTAATGTGATCCTGCAGTATTTTCCCCAACTGATAGGGACATTTCACCGGTAGTTGGATTATGGAACAAGTGTCCCATTCTTGCATTCTCATGTTCAAACTCAATACCTTTAGAACTATCAGCATTAGTTCCATTTAAACATATTCTAGGCTCACCTGCTCTTATCTCTAGGCTTTGTGAGGGAGTAAGAGTTCCAACACCAACAGAGGTGTTAGTTACAACAAATATTGTGCTATCTATATTGTATGCGGCAGATTGGCCGTTGTCTTGGCCAATTTGGAACATTGGTCCAGCTAGTCCAACATTTCCATTGGATGATCTAGATAATCCTAATAATGGCGCACCGTTCCACATCTGACCGGCGTTAGTACCAGTATCGTAAATTCTCGCAAGGGTTCCTGCTACAGCACTAGTAAGATCAACAAGAGTAGCAGGTTGTGCGGTTCCAAGACCAACATTACCATTTGAAGCTATGATAGCTCTTCTTGAACCACTAGTCCAGAAAGTCATATCTCCGGCTTCACGATTAAATAATCTAGCCTCATTATCACTCATAATGATATTGAAACCATTAGAAGCACCACCAGAACCTGTGGTTGAGTTAGTCAGTGCTAAAAAGGAATTTACACTTCCTGATGAGTGGATTTCAACTGCTTTTGCATCTGTACCAAAATCTGAGGGTGTAACATTTACTCCTATTCTACCGGTAGAATCTATAATCATAGCTTCTCCAACAGGAGTATGGAAAGCTAATTTATTTGTTTGATGGTTAAACCTGACAATTCCACGCTGATTTCCATCATCAGTATCATTAAAGTAAATACTCGCATCATGGTCGTTACCAGAACGGATTGTGATCCCAGCATTACCAGGATCATAAATTACAAGATTTCTAGCAGCAGCATTATATGAACCTGGATTAACAATAGTTCCGATACCAACACCAGAAGATGAAAGAACCATTCTTTCAACACCACCAGTGTTGATAGAAAGTGAATTTGCATTTGTTTGTGGATGAACTCTCCAACCTTTTATTTCTGCTGTTTCATAATCACTAGTTGAACCAGTAAATCTAATACCACTCCATACATTACCAGCAGTATTATCTACAGAGTTGTTCCACAAATGCATCTGAACACCAGTTCCATCTGCTTTTGTATCTTTGGCTGCTAATTGATATGATGGATCGGTCAGTCCAATACCAACTCTACCAGCACTAGTTATACGTAATCTTTCTGCATCATTGACACGAAAATACATAGAGTCACTACTATGCTCATATATCAACATCCCAATGTTTGCATCAGCGGGGTCTGAAAATATAACACTAGATTGTGTATCACTTTTTAAGTTTATGATTGCATTAGTTGAATCATAAACTTCTAATTGTCTTAATGGATCATCAGTACCAATACCAATTCTTTGATTACCCGTGACACGGAATGCTTCAACACCACCAGTCTCTACAGTAAATGTATCGTTAGCAGGAAATCTAATCTTAGTATTTGGATCTCCTACATGAGTAATAGCATCAGGAATATTAAACGCTGCAGCAATATTGACATCACCAGTCATTGTGGTGACACCAGAAACATTCAGAGTTGTAGTTGTTGATCCTGCACCCTGAACATTAATACCTTTTCTGAATGTTCCAAAACCAATGGAATCAACGTTGGTTACATCAGCATATGACAGAACTCCAGTGAATGTTGCTGCAACACCAGTAAGATTTCTAATCGTTAAGTCTGGTGTTCCAGAGAGACCTGTGGCATTACCAGTTACATCACCAACCACTCCACCAGTTGCGGTAATTGCGCCAGTAACTTCTGCTGTTCCACCAACGGTTAAATTTTGAGCAACAGTAAAACTTCCTCCGGCATTAGTAACATTTGCTAAGTTAAATGCCTTAAACCCTACTACTTCAAGAACATCACCATTAACCGCATTTGTTGTAAGTTCAACAGTTGATCCATCAGTAGCAGTAAAGTCTTGACCTTCTATTAATCTTGCGCCGTTTAAATATAGATCTACGTAACCTACTTCATATCCAGCAGCAAAGGTAAAATCTGTCTGAATACCTGTGGGCGAAAAACTTTGCCTCGCAATGACCGTAGATGAGTC